TCAAGAAGCTGATTGTGACTGATCTGGTTGAATACAACCCTGAGCGATCCGTGGAAGACGAAGAACTGGTCCTGTAATGTCTACTGAGCCGCCTAAAGTGGCTCTTCTGGATGCCGACTTTTTGGTGTATCGCATCGGCTTCTCGTGTGAAAACGCAGAAGAGAAGATCGCCAAGAGTCGGCTGACAGAATGGCTGACAGACATTGTTTATATCAATTTAGGCTGCGATGATTACAAGGCTTGGATTACCGGTAAAACCAATTTCCGTAACGATGTAGCTAAGACAGTACCCTATAAGGGTAATCGGAAAGACTTTGTGAAGCCCAAGCATTATGAGGCTTTGCGTAAGCATCTGATTCGACTAGGCGCGGTAGTTACGGAGGGTGAGGAGGCTGACGATGCTGTCGCTATTCATTCTTGTCTCGGGAATTATTGGATTGTTCATCAGGACAAAGACCTGAATCAGTTGCCCGGCCACCATTACAACCCGGTAACCGATGAACGATATTATGTGTCTGAGTTTGAAGGATTAAAGAACTTCTACACCCAGCTACTAACAGGTGACAGGACTGACAATATTCAAGGACTGAAACAGATCGGACCTGTGAAAGCTGAGAAGATTCTGAAAGACTGTAAGACAGAGGAAGAACTCTTTCAGGCTGTTAAAAAGGCTTATGAAGACAAAGATGAGCCTTTCGATAGGTTGGTAGAGAACGGAAAACTGTTGTGGCTCAGACGGGAGCCGGGACAAATGTGGGAGCCATATGAAACCAAGTAGTGCAAAACAAAAAGGGCGGCTATTACAGCAGTGGGTTAGGGATAAGATCATTCAGTATGCTCCTGAACTGAGAGAAGGCGATGTAAAGAGCACTTCTATGGGCGCAGGCGGGGAAGATGTGCAGTTGTCTCCTGCTGCCCGTGATCTTTACCCTATCCAAATTGAGTGCAAGAGTCGGTCTAAGATGGCTGTTTATGAAGACTACAAACAGGCTGCGTCACATGGTACACACGAGCCAGTAGTTATCATCAAACAGAATCAGTGCAAGCCTCTTGCTGTTGTAGATGCTGATTTCTTCTTTAGGAATTTTAGGAAATGAAGGTTGCTGATATTAGCGTGGAGCTAATCGATAGCTGTGGTACTGATCTGTCTGTGGTTAACGCTGCTCGGGTAAGCTTTGACAAGGAAAGTGATTGGGAGTTTGAGAACAGCTACGGGCCTCTGGTCCTATCTCAGCGAGACGCTAAGCTGATCTCGTACCTTGCCCGTCACGAGCATACCAGTCCCTTTAATCATGCCTTTGCTTCCTTTCGTGTCAAGGCACCGATCTTTGTTGCCCGTCAGTTGGTGAAACACAAGTTTCTGCCTTGGAATGAGGTGTCCCGCCGCTATGTGGACAGTGAGCCTGAGTTCTTCTTTCCTGAGATGTGGCGAGAGAAGGCAGATAACGTCAAACAAGGTAGCGCGGATACAGAAGTAAAAGAGCCTTGGAAAGTTGTTTCGTGGGCTAGGAATGCAACAGAGGCTGCACTCTTTGCGTATAACTCCATGCTGGCTGAAGGAGCCTGTCCTGAACAGGCCCGTATGGTGCTGCCGCAGAACACCATGACCGAGTGGATTTGGTCTGGTACGCTGGGGGCATGGTCGGAGATGTGTCGTCTACGTCTGGATTCGCATTCTCAGTATGAGACGCGCATTGTGGCTCAGAAGATTAGTGAAGAAATGAAGAGCTTGTTTCCTGTTAGTTGGGAAGCTTTGATTGGAGAAAAATAACAATATGGATTTTGACCGTTATCAGTATGAAGCTAGTTTTACCATGCTCCCTAGCGCAGCTAACTTCCAGTACCTTATCTCTGGGTTGGCCGCTGAAGCAGGTGAAGTAGCAGGCGTTTACGCTAAGCATATCCGGGATGAGACAAAGATGTCGGAGATGCAGGACAAGCTATTTAAGGAACTAGGCGATGTCCTGTGGTTCGTGGCGATGATCGCTGAAGTGGCTGATTTCGATATGGCAGCGGTTGCTCAGGCTAACATTGCAAAGCTGAAAGACCGCCAACAACGTAACAAATTGAAAGGATCAGGCGATGACCGATAATTACGATTTTAACTGGAGCGAGGAAGACCTCAAAGAGATTACCAGCCGCGTTAGTTTTCACATCAATGACTACGAAAACAACAGCGAATATAACGCTACCCACAACCTGACGGAAGAGGATGAGACTTGGACTGTCCTACTGTCTAAGTTTATTAACTTTGTGGAAGGCGTGTACGGCTATCCTATCCGACATAAGATCGCTGTCTATGATGCTCCGGCCCTGAAAGCTTGGAATGGTTGGGATGGTCCTACTTTTAATAAATACACTGTGAACATCCCTCCGTACTATCAGCGACAGTACTTTGAGTGGGAAAAAGAACAAAAAGAAAGTGTGTTTAAAGAAGAGTTCTGATGAGAATTCTATGTATCCCTGATACCCAAGTCCGAGAAGGTGTTCCTCTGGAGCATCTTACTTGGGCTGGGCAAGCGATTGTGGACTATCGTCCTGACGTTGTGATTCATCTGGGAGACCATGCAGATATGCCTAGTCTCTCGTCTCACGATGTTAAGGGTTCCAAGTACTTTGAGGGCTTGCGGTACAAGAAGGATATTGAGGCTGCTCGGGAGGGTATGAAGATGCTTCTAGCCCCTCTCAAGGAGCTTCAGGACAAGCAGAAGAAGAACAAGGAAAAGGTCTACAAACCCCGGAAGATATTCCTTCTAGGGAACCACGAGAACCGGATTGACCGGGCCGTGAACAACAACCCCACCCTTGAGGGGCTTATCAGCACTAAGGATTTAGGGTATGAAAAAGATTGGGAAGTTTTTCCTTTCCTGCATCCAGTATTTGTTAATAACGTCGGCTTTAATCATTTCTGGCCTGTTGGGGCTATGGGTCGCCCTGCTGGAACTGCTGCTGCCATCGTTAACAAGCTACACATGTCGTGTGTGGCAGGGCATCAGCAAGGCAAGCAAGTCGCTTATGGTAAACGTGCAGATGGCAAGCCGATTTGTGCTATCATTGCCGGAAGCTACTATCTACACGATGAGTCCTACATGGATCAGCTTAGTAACCGCCATTGGCGGGGGCTACTTATCCTCAACGAAGTAGAAGACGGCCATTTCGATGAACTTTTTCTGAGTATTGAATATCTCGGGAGGAAGTATGGAACCGTGTGACACCTGTTTCTTTGGGTCGATTAAAGACAGCCCCATTGCTCCCTGCAAGACTTGCTCAGGGTATAATAAATACACCAAGGATAGCATCTACTTTTGGGATAACAAGAAGGAAGCAGGGAGGGAAAATATGGATGAGTATGATGCTGTAGACAAGCCCAAGCACTACATGCTGTTTGAGGATAAAAATATTGAGGTTAGGGACGTACTGAGGAAACTAGCCAATAAAATTTATTCCGCAGGGCTGTCTTCTGATGATCCCCTGTTTGTCTCTGATTATGTGCAGATGATGCAGTATCTGATGCGCTTTATGGACAAGAATGGCGTAGAAGACCTCAAGAAAGCCCTGTGGTATCTTAATAAGATTATTGCAGGTAACCCAAAGTGACTCCGCTAACGCTAGAGGAAGTCAAAGAGAAGTTGAAGATGCTCGACGAACTGACGTTGCTGGAAGTGCTGCGGCTAACCAGTGACCAGATCGTCGAGGCATTCACCTATGAGATTGAAACAGAACTAGAACGACTAGAAAAGGAAGTAAATGACTACTGAATACATGGGCGTACAAGTCGATTACAGCCGAGACTCGTACTTTGATGAGCTTGGACTGAAACGAATGAAAGAATCGTACATGAGGGAGGAGGAGACAAGCCCGCAGCAACGATTTGCCTATGTTTCTAAACAATTCGGTACGGATGAGGCTCATGCTCAACGACTGTATGACTACGCTTCTTGGCATTGGTTGTCTTATTCCACTCCGATTCTGAGCTTTGGACGATCTAAGAAAGGCTTGCCCATTAGCTGCTTCCTGAACTGGATTGAGGATACGGCTGAAGGCTTGGTTGAAAACTATGCGGAAACGAGTTGGCTTAGTATGCTTGGCGGTGGTGTTGGTATTGGCTTTGGCATCCGCCATGCTGGAGAAAAGTCCACCGGTATCATGCCCCACCTCAAAACCTACGATGCAAGTTCCCTGGCATATAAACAAGGAACGACCCGTCGTGGTTCCTACGCCGCTTACCTAGATATTGACCATCCCGATATTCTTACCTTCCTTGAGATGCGTAAGCCTACCGGTGATCCGAACCAACGTGCCCTAAACCTGCACCACGGAATCAATATCTCCAATGCTTTCATGGAGAAGATTCAGGACTGCATGATGGGCACTGGTGACGATGCATGGCCTCTGATTGATCCTCAAACTTATCAAGTTGTGGAGGTTGTCAGCGCAAAGGAACTGTGGCAGCGTATTCTGGAGACTCGGATGCAGACCGGTGAGCCGTACCTGCATTTCATCGATACCAGTAACGAGGCCCTGCCTTCTTGGCTGAAAGACAAGGGACTTAGGGTGCGACAGAGTAACCTGTGTTCGGAGATTGTTCTCCCTACCAGCAATGAGCGTACTGCTGTCTGCTGCCTGTCTTCTGTTAATCTGGAGTACTTCGATGATTGGAAGAACCATCCTACATTCCTAGCAGATATTGCTGAGATGCTGGATAACGTGCTTCAATACTTCATCGACAATGCACCGGATACAGTGGCTCGTGCTAAGTTCTCTGCCATGCAGGAGCGAAGCATTGGTGTAGGTGCGCTGGGTTTCCATGCATATCTACAGAAGAACATGATCCCGTTTGAGTCTGCGATGGCTTCAGGCAGGAATCGGAAGATGTTTGAACATATTCGTAAAGGACTGGATGATGCCAATGAAGCTCTTGCTGATAAACGCGGCGCTTGTTCAGACGCTGCACAAAGTGGTGTCAAAAAGCGGTTTAGCCATGTTATGGCAATTGCACCTAATGCAACAAGCTCTATTATCATGGGTAACACGAGTCCGAGCATTGAGCCTTTCCGTGCAAACGCCTACCGACAAGACACGCTTTCAGGCTCGTTCCTGAATAAGAACCGGCATCTGGACGCGCTGATTCAGAAGAAGTGTGAAGAAATTACGGACATCGACCCCGATGATCTGTGGTCTTCTATCATTGCTCACGAAGGTAGTATTCAGCATCTGGGCGTGTTTAGTGATTGGGAAAAGGATGTGTTCAAGACTGCAATGGAGATTGACCAGCGATGGGTGGTCCAACATGCCGCTGATCGTCAGCAATTTATTGATCAAGCACAGTCTGTGAACCTGTTCTTCCGTCCCGATGTGAACATCAAATACCTGCACATGGTGCATTACATGGCGTGGGCACAGAAGCTCAAGAGCCTGTACTACTGTCGTAGCGAGAAGATTGGTAAAGCTGAAAAGGTTAGCAAAGCCATCGAACGCAAGGCGATTGAAGAGACTAAGATGGAAGATTTGGTCAACGGTGAAACCTGTTTGGCATGTGAGGGTTAATGGTTAAAAAGAAATTTTATCTGACTGAGGACCGGAGTTACTTCCGTCCCTTTAGCTATCCTTGGGCATATGACGCGTGGCTAACTCACGAGCAGTCGCACTGGCTGCACACTGAGGTGCCCATGCTGGAGGATGTCAAGGACTACAAGAATCGTCTGACCAAAGAGGAACAGGAGTTTCTGACTAAGATTCTCCGGTTCTTTGTTCAAGGCGATCTAGACATCGGGGAAGGCTATACCAAGCATTACCTGCCTGTGTTTAACCAGCCGGAAGTCCGTATGATGATGAACGGATTCGTAGGCCGGGAAGCACTGCACGTAGCTGCGTATGCTCACCTGATTGAGACTCTGGGGCTTCCTGAAGCCACCTACAATGAGTTTCTGCAATACAGTGAAATGGTGGAAAAGCATGAATTCGTCAAGAATATTGACAAGTTCTCCATGCCGGAAAAGATTGCTATTATCTCGGCGTTTGGTGAAGGAATGCAGCTTTTCTCCAGTTTCATCATGCTTCTGAACTTTGCTCGACAAGGTAAGATGCGTGGTCTGGGGCAAATCATCTCTTGGTCGATTGTGGATGAGACACAACATGCCGAGGGAATGATTAAAGTGTATCGGGAATATGTGAAGCAGAATCCTGAAGAATCTACGCCTGAACAAATCAAAGCCATTGCCGTAAAGATGGTTGAACTGGAAGACAAGTTCATCGATCTGGCATTCAATATGGTGAAGGTGGAAGGGCTGGAGAAAGAGGATGTTAAGCAATATATCCGCTACATCGCTGATCGTCGCCTGATTCAGATGGGCATGAAGGGTGTCTTCAAAGTTAAGAAGAACCCTCTGCCTTGGGTTGAGGCAATGATTAATGCACCCGGACACACCAACTTCTTTGAGAATCGGGCTACAGACTACGCCAAGGGGTCGCTAACCGGCTCGTGGGAAGAAGTCTGGGCGTGAAGCCAAAGTTCATAGAGGCTCACATGAGGGCAGCGGAGGTGTATGCCTCCCTGTCTTCTGCTCAAAGGCTACAAGTAGGGGCTGTCGTTGTTAAGGACAACCGAATCATTTCGATTGGCTACAACGGCACTCCTGCCGGGTGGGATAACGTGTGTGAGGATGAGAATGGACAGACTAAAAAAGAAGTTATCCATGCTGAAGCTAACGCTATTCTTAAGCTGGCTTCTTCGACGGAATCCGGTGAAGGGGCTGCCATCTTTATCACCCACGCCCCTTGTTTGGAATGCTCAAAACTCATATACGGCTCGGGTATACGCAGTGTTTTTTATCGGAACCAGTACCGTAATAATGAAGGTGAGGTTTTCCTCAGTAAGCTTGGTGTCAGTGTTAAACGAGTTGGAGAAGAACAATGATTATTGATTTAAATACCCATTCTGGACTGCTATTTGGGTTGGAAGCTGATCCAGTATATGAGATGGGAGATGACGGCAATCTTACTGGTGAAGCTACTCCAGCTATTACTGTGTATATTGGTTTCCTGTCCATCAGTTTTATCTTCGCTAAACCGCAGCAGGAATAAAAAAAGGCCACTAGAGTATGACGCTCTAGTGGCCTTTTCTGTTTGTACTGTTATTTCTTTTTCTTCTTCATCGGCATGGATTTACCAGCTTCAGACAGAGCAATCGCAATCGCCTGTTTACGGCTTTTGACAACAGGACCGCCCTTACCGGAGTGCAGGGTGCCCTCTTTGTATTCGCCCATGACCTTACCGACCTTCTTGTCGGATTTGCTCATCTTCTTCATATCAAACCTTTCCTTTAATACGTTCAAAGGTACGTAAACCACCTAAACCAAGCAAACCACCTAATAACGTCATCAGTGTGTCGTTATCAATCGGAGGCATGGGAGGCAGGGAAGCCCCAAAGGCATTGAACAACCACGGCAGAACAGGGGACAGTATAAACTGATACCCCAAGCCAAAGACACAGACCCACCCCGCAGCAGGTCGCCACCCACCACGGAATACGTCTGTTTTAGCCTCTTCCTTGTTAATCTCCATCTGACCTAAGGCCAGCTTCAGATCAGCGTCTAGGACGGCTAATTCACCCTTCTGAGCCATCTCCAGCAGCTTTAGCTTAGCTTCTTCTGCTTTGGTCTTGTCGGGTAATACCTTGTCCAAGACTTCCGGCAATAAAGCCAGTAGCCCTGTTAGAATAGGGGTCATTGCCATTCTCCTGTACGCATCTGTTTGGCTAACCTCTGGGCACGTTCAGGTGTCTGGGTAGCCCATTTAGACATTAACATCATTTCGCTTGCCTTGGAGTAGTTACCAGCCTCCACCTCTTTTAAGGTGTTCTTAAAGGCCAGCAAACCGTCCACACCAAGCTGGAAAGCCATGTTGACTAGTACACCCTTACGGGCATCATCAAGGCGGCTAAACCACGGCAAAGCCCTTTCCAGAGCCTTGATCCGTGTGTCGATGTCGTTATTGAGCAGGTAGGCGGCTTCCTCAGAGGAGATACCGCCACCCTTTCGCTTGTCGATCAACCTGCCGATACCGATGGTCAGGAAGCCTAAATGGTCCTCGTAGGCATGTAGGACTTCCCCTTCATCTCGGCGTAGCTGTGTGACTAGCTTATCTTTCATTGACCAAAGCCTTGGATTAACTCAGGCTCGTAAGTGGGAACAGTACGTTCACGCTCTTGAGCGCCAACCCCAGCACCGACTAAACCACCGAATAAGTAGCTAGTAGCACTGTTCTTCATCAGTCCACCCATGAGATTCACAGCACGATCTGTGAAGCCTCTCGTCTGTAACTCACCCATGAACTGAGCAGCTTGTTGTAGCGCCTTAGGGTCTAACAGGAACTTCTGGATTTCTGCAGTTTCAGCATCATCCGTCTGTTTCTGGAAGTAACGGCTAATGTGGTTAATAAAGACGCGAGGAGCAGACATAACTTGGTTACGCCATTCACCGGCAGAAGTAGAAAGCTTCGTGCCTGTCAGTTCTTCCCAACGAGACTTACTAATTGTATTAATGTTAATACGCATAGCAAAGGGATTATCTTTCAGACGCTGAGAAGCTTCCACCAGATCACCCAGAAGCTTTGTATCCTGCTTACCGAAAACCTTTTCTAAGCTGGCACGATTGGCGGTGAACAGGTCCATACGATCACCCGGAGCGTTGAGGATGTCTTCCAGCATGGCAGACTTGATGCCTAAATTAGCCACCTTGTCTTTACCAGCGACAGCCAGAAGCTTATCAAGCTCTTGAGGATTGTTCAGAGCATTAGCCACTAAACCACGGATGCCGTCAGTGGTGCCATAAGCCTTAGACCACAGGTTCTCAACCTTCTCCTGCTGCGCTGTTTTCTCCGCATTCAAAATAGCAGTCCGATTGTCCCGTAACTCTTGGACACGAGTACCGATGCCTTCTAAACGCTCACGCAAACCGGGAACCAGATCAATCTTGTCTTTATTCTGGGCAATATACCGACGTAACTGAGGAACATTTAATTCACCAGTAGTGGTGTTAATAATCGCCCGGCTCTTAGAAATATCGAAGAGGAAAGCATCCTCGACAATCTTTAAACCTTCAGGACTATCGCCAATGATAGCAAGAGCTTCCTTCAGGCCGCTAGTGTCTTTGGTCAGTTTAGGAACAGTATCCTCTACAAACCGAGAGCGATCAATACGCACCACACCCTCAGAGCGGAAGGGGATACCTAAACGAGAAGCATATTCCTGATCTAAAGCACGATAAGCTGTAGCGAAGGAAGGATCAGTCGTGTCAAGAGCGTTATCTACTTGCTGACGTAAACCCGTCAGGATACGATACTCAGGGGTGCCGGGGGTGGCTTGACGCAGTGCAGCATTAGTTTCACGCTTCAGGCTATCAAGATCACGAACAGAAAAGTCTCCTTCTTCCTTAGCAAAGACAGTCTTGACTTTAGACCAGAGAGTCGGGAAAGTCTTAAACACATCCCGGTACTCTTGCTCTTGGGCATAGGTACGTAAACCCTGCGCTGTTTCAAACGGAAGAACGACCCCGGATGCTTCCGCGTTATCCAGCAGTTCTTCGTATTTCGGACTAAGTTCCTTACGAATACTGGTTTCCTTAGCCTTGAGGAGATTTACCAGCCGGTTACCCACATCCTCTTTAGTCGGGCCTTGGGCTAACTGGTCGGTCAGTTCCTGAATACGGCCAGTGATATTCTCTAACCCCTGCTCACGACGAACAGTGGTTGCCTGAGCCTTGTTAACAATAGCCTGATTAGCTGCTTGTGTCTCTGTCGCCTTACGACGGACATAGGCATCCACTTCTTGCATTGTCGGAGCTAAGCGGCCTTTCACACTGGAAAGTTGCTGTTCAGCTTGCTCATATTGACGCTTAAGGGCAGCAGTAAACGGAGAGTTATCACCACGGGCAATCTGGCTCTGTAAGAAGCTGGAAATGGTTGTATCGCCATTAGCAGCGGCCAACATCGGCAGAGCGATACCTGTCGTGGCCTCAATCTCACCGGCACGTTGAACAGAGCCAGCTAAGTTAGGGTTGGCTTGTAGGGCAGTAAAGGCTTGACGAGAAGCCTGACTTTGACCAGCAGCTTGTGCCACCTGAGAAGCCAGATCACGGCTAGACGAGAACAAAGAGGGGAGTGAACGGGCTGTTTCAGCAATATTCCGGCCCATAGACATGGCACCAGCGCCTAACAAACCACCCACAGTGCCGCCAACAATCTCACCCGCAGGGCCGTACTGCTCAGGAACAGCACGAGCACCTAATTCACCAGCAGCACCAGCAGCAGCGCCTAACACACCTTCACCAATTAACTGACGACCGGTTTGAGGAATAACAGCTTCAGCAAGACGAGCAGCGTAAGGAGCAGCGCGAGTACCACGGACAACCGCTTGTAACCCACGGGCACCAGCAGCTAAAGCAGGAACAGCCATCGCACCTTCAATGGCAGCATCTACGAATGTCCTTTCCCGGACAGGCTCCCCCACAGCCGGGGCAGTCAAACCACCTTTCGGAATTTGAGCAGCAGCCTCAGACGTTTCTCCAAAGTCCGCCGCTGTCGCTAAGTTATTACGAATAGCAATGGCTCGTAGTTCGTCTTGCGTTGTCCCTTCAGGAACACCGCGTAAAACCACGCCATTAGGTAAACGGACATCCATATTAATTCCTTATCACTTCTTTAAGCTGTTCCAATCGACCACATTACCTGCCGCAGCAGGAGCCGGAGTAGTTAAACCACGCTCAGCGGCTGTAGGAAAGTAGGTGGCAGGGTTGCCTGGAAAATTAGCAGCTTTCCCTGCTTCACGCATACGATTAGTTTTAGCATCGTAACGAGAAGCAGCATTTCGCTCCAAGACGGAGGCAAGAACAAATAATTGTTTTTGGATGTCTTGACTAGGAACACCTTCAATCTTCTTGTTCACCCAATCCAAAGCACCTTGAACTAAACGAGGATCAACACCAGTACGGCGAATATCTTCGTTAGACAGTTTGTTTTCACCCACCGCTTTAGCCACTGTTGTACGAGCAGCTTCCCATGTTTGGGAGTTATTAGAATTAGCTGTCTGATTGATTAGTTCTTTAGCAAGACGCGAAGAATTAATCATGTTAATCTCAGGCTCTAAAGCTTTGTCAGCAGCGTTGATTGCACCGACAATATCAGGGGCTTGTTTAATTTCAGGAGCAACAGTAACCCGTGTACCACGCTCAGGAGCAGCGCCCACACGAGCAATCTTTTCACCGTTACGTTTATTAATCAGAAAGATACCTTCTGCTGTCTCAGACAAAGCAGTGGGATCATCTTTTTGAACTGTTTCCAAGTCTTTGATATTTCCAGACTCTTGATACTTAGCCACAGATTCAGGGGTATACTTACCTGTGCGAAGTAGTTGCTGTAAGGGATCAGCAGCAGCACGTTCCCGTAAACGCTGGGCCGTCAGTGCTTGAGTAGCGCCTAATTCAGCACGGGCTTTCTCAGCTTCCATTGCACGAGCAGCCAGTAAACCGGCAGCAGCAGAATCCCCGGACTGTAAAGCACGAGAAGCAGCAGTACGTAAGGCTTCAGGAGAAGTAAGATCAACACCCTGTAAAAGGGCTTGACGTTGACGGATACGCTCTAACTCAGGGTCTTGAGCGCCAAGCAAACCGCCTAATGCACCGCCAAGCTGACGACCGGCCATGAAGCCGCCCATGTTAGCCCGCTGTGCGCCTGTCAGTTGAGCATAGGCTAAAGCATCCTTTTGTGCCTGTAAGTTCCTAGAAGCCATCAGGTCTTCCGGGGTCACTCCAAATAAGCTTTCAATAGAAGTAGCCATGTTTACATCCCTGCACGATACGGGTTAGAATAGTAGCTAGAGTCGTCCCACACACCAGCCGTATTGTTGCCAAAAGCAGACATCAGACCAGCGTTAGCAGGGTTGCTATACATATCAAAAGAGGGTGTACGCAGCCCCTGCACAAAGTTACCTAAACCAGAAACAAACTGACGATTGGAGGCAAGACCGGACAAGGCCGAGCCTAACGGGCTAGCAGTACCTGCTTCTTGCAGCGTACGGGCAGCACCTAAGCCACCAGACAGCAGGGCATTAGCAGCAGTACCTCC